ATTTGATTGTTCATTAGTATTGCTCCACCCTTTGCCATGTCCGTTTGTTTTTCTTGTCCCGCTGTACTCATTCTAGGACGTAACCCATCTACATCACGTACTTCTTTTTCTGTACGTAAGTTATGTACAAAGTTTTTTGCAGCTTCTACAAACCCTTCTACACTACTATCTTTATCTCTATTTATTAATTCTTTTCTTAATTGCCTACCAAAATTATTATTGTCTACATCTATAAGGCTTTCTTCATCAGTGCTTTCTCTTACGTTTATTAGTTTACCAGCAATGCCTTTACCTAAACGTCCAAGACCTTCGCCCTCAACACTTTGCATAAAACCTCCTAAAAGAATATGCCTAAGTGTATCTTCTTCTGAATCACTGTAATCATTGTCAGATGCCCATTGCCTAGCTATTACATTGGCTTGATCACTTTCATCATCTACACCTAAAAGAGTAGCAACTCCCGTTTGTAATTTTTGATTATCCAGTAGACCCATTTTTTAATACTTCTTCCCTGAGTAAAAGCAACCTACGTAACGTATGTATTGCGCCCTGTGATCTAAAAACTATAGTGCTGTCTTCTGTTTGCTCCATAGTTCTATGTTGTTGTTTAATTAAATCTTTTATGTAGTTATTGAACTGGTCCCATTCCTGCTGGTTGACCACCAGCGGCTTGAGGTGCTTGAGTAGGTTGCTGTGGTTGTTGTTCATTTCCTGTAAATCCTTGCTGTCCCGGTGCTGGTGCGCCACCCGTTCCTATTGTTCCACCACCTGCGCCCGATGGGTCTACTTGTGGTTGTCCTTCTTCTGGGGTGGGTTGCTCCTGTTGGAAGCCTTTCATTATCTCTGCTTGTATTGCAGCTTCATCCATGTTGTTAGTAACTTTATCTGGATCAAGTTCAAGAGACTTTGCAATCTCCCGAATGATGTATGGAAATTTAGTAAATGGTGCAAGTGAGGGTTGCGCTGCAATCTGCATAAATTGTGTAAGGCGCTGACTACGTACTTCGTTAGCCATAAGACTTTCAGTACCACGTGCTTTAACCTCTAAGTCGCCTTTAATATCAGGATCAAAATCAAACTGCATATTAAAACGAAATAGTCCCTCCCCTAAAGGCCGTAGTAAGTAATCGTCAATGTTTTTAACAACAGACTTAATACTGCCTTGTGCCGCACCCATAAGCATTGATATGCCTGAAGCTGTACGCCCTACACCTGTAACACCTGTTTGACCGTGAGCAAAGCTAGGAAAGCCAGTGCTTTCGTCTGCTAGTACACGTGCCTTATCAAACAGTTGTAAATTCTCACCAGATACATTAGGAAACTTAGTTCCAAAAATAGCCTGTCCCGGTGCGCCACCTTGACGCCTAAACACTTTACCGGGATACAAAGATAAATCTTGCCCCGGCACTAAGTTTGTTTCATCAATTTCAATAAGTAAGTTACCTGACAGTACAGCATTATCTACAGCCATACGCATAAAACCATTCATCAACGTTTGTGTATCGTTCATGTTTTCTGCAATACCTACGCCAAAGAAACTGTAAGGGTTTAACTCGTAGGGTGCTGCGTGGTACGGAATACGTGCAGGTTTAAATGGATTAATTACCATACGTAGTAGCTTGCCATTACAAATCCATACGTTAGCTTGTAATTCATCTACTTCACTTAGTTCAGAAGGTATGTCTACACCTTGCTCTTCAAGCATGTTAACGTCTACTGTACCCCAGTACTCAAGTACTTCGTAACGTTCAACACCGTACTCAGGTGCATAGTCAGAAAGATCATCTTCCCAAGATTCTTTATTGTAGTTTTCCCCTAACTCAATAGCGTCATCAATTACATTGTTACGAAAGAATGGACGCTTTTTAAGTTGGCGAAGTTGTGACCGTGACATCTTATGACGTTCAATAATGTATTGTGCTTCATCCATATTGTTTGCGTCTGGATCAGGGTAAAAGTTCCACACAGATACATGTGATACCTGTGGTACTGTTTTAATAATAGGATCGTAGTTACCTTCATCGTCCCACTGTGGATACTCTTTATCTACAGCAAATGGCCCCTTCATTACACCCGTACCAAACAGAGCCATTTCAAATGCAGTGTTACGTAAATGTTTACTTGCGTTTGATTCTTCTAGTTGATCTTGTATTTTCTTTTGCATCTTCTTTGCAGCAACCATTGCAGGACTAAAGGTAACAGCAGTAGGTGTCATACCTGTACCGTTTTTTAATCCATCAATGTCTTTTAGTTTATCAGTAAGGGGGCCAAGCATTTCGCCAAGTGTTTTAGAAGTTGCACCTCTGGGAAAGTCTTTACCGTCACCCTTAAATCCATAGGGATTTATTTCTTTATCTACATCAGATTCTTTAATCTGATCTGGTTCTGCAGGATCAAAGTTAACATCCGCAACTACACCCTCTGGTAATTCAGTAGGGTCTACAGTAAGTGGAAACTTATTGTTGGCAAACATAATAGACTCTAGCTGCTGGTAGGCAGCAAGTGTTTTTGTTTTAGTTACTTTAATAAATACTCTAGACTTCTCAGCTTCAGTAAATTGTACGTCAGGCCCATAGATACCACGGTAGTTACGATAGGCATCTAACCAACGCTCTTCATCTTGCTGACGATAATCTTCTGCACGTTTATACCGACCTTGAATATAAGGAATAATGTTATTAGTTTTGTAGTCATCAATAGACGATTGTTCCGTATCTTCTAATACGATGGACTCGTCTTCAATAAAAATGTTATCTTCTTCCATTTAGGTTTCCTTAATATCCGAATGTAGAATCTGCTACTGGCATACTGTTTGTAGGAGTACCCCTACTGTCAAAGTCCCAAATACTAAATCTTGGTCTTGACATGATACCATACCTTAACGCATCATACAAGTGGTCTTCTGAGTGTGTGTCAACATCTTCTGGATTTTTTTTATCTAATGGTATTGCTGGTAACTGAGAGATTGTTTCAGTACACGTATTAAAAAACACTAACCTTGCTTCTTCTGTAAACTCATCTACTTGCAAACGTCTGTGTATTTCGTTCTTACCTGCTACACGTGAACCTTTACTTCTATCTGATGGACGCCAACGACATCCCCTCATAATCATTTGTTCTGCCAAAGAAGGGCCAGTATCCCCACGCTTATGCCACAAACTACTATCAAGAACACCGTATCGCATATTTCCATCACCAGCTTCCTCTTCAAGTACCATGTCAGCTAAGTCTACTGCAAGAACTTTTGATACGTATAACTCTCTATACACTACCAACTGTTCACTAGGACTAACCGCAAACCATAAGACACCTGTGTGGCTTCCGTAACCGTAATCGCAAGACCTAAACTTAACCCAGTTATTAGGTATATCAAAAGGTTCAACTACGTGTACCTTCCTATCAAACTCTGTAAAGGCTGCACCTTCTTTGATGTCCCAATCACCATCTAGTAGTTGCCTACGTTGTTGTTCAGGTAGTGACAGAAGCATTGCTTCGTAGTCACCTTGTTCTGCTAAGTATGGATTGTCTCGTAATCTTGCAGGTATAAACCTACGTTTGAATAAAGGCTTACCTGCTTTAGCGTGTCCTGCAGGATACTTTAACTGTTCGCCTGTATCAATGTCTGTAGCTATGTATGACTTACCTGCAGGTGCAGGATCAATAAACATCTTTTTAACCCAGTGATGTCCTCTGCCGCCGGGGTTTGTAGTTGCTCTCATACAAAGAGGAAGCTCAGGGTCTGCCGATCTCAAACGACTCCTCATATAGTTCCAAGCGAAGGGTGTAGCCCACTGAGTTAACTCATCAAATCCTATCCAGCTAAATGCTAGACCTTGGTATCGTGTAACGTCTTGGTCTTTGTCTAGGTAACTTAACCACAGTGTAGCACCAGAGGGTGCAGTCCATGTCATTTTACGTTCAGACCATTTAATACCGGGCCAAATTTTAGGGTACATTTCCTGTGACTTAGTAATTAGTTCTCTTAGTTCTTCCGTAGTATGCCGTAGGAGGACACCAGCGAAGGCAGGAACGTCCATAAAGCGTAACGGGTCAGCCAACATAGCATACGATTTACCTCCACCTGCACTGCCTCCATATAGAACCTCACGCTCACTTGCTGCAAGGAAGTCAGTCTGTGGCCCAACGTTAGGTTTAAAGATTATATTGTGATCTTCTTCGATCTTATCTGTAAACTGTTCTAGTATTATTGTTGGACTAGGCTGCTTTGTCTTCTTTTTCTTTTGCGCCAGTTCTGGTGTTTTCAATTTCTTCCGCTTTGGCGATTGCCTTTTTTGCATACTCTGCCCATCGGCGTAGGCTTCCAGCTTTGTTCTTTCTTTGTCGCTCATTGTCTAACCGTTTCCTTAATCCTACGTGTGAAATTGACCTACCTGTATTTCTAGTAAGCCAGTTTGCTACTTCCCGATACGAATACTGTTTAATGTATTTCTGTGCTTGCTCAAGCATATCAAGTTCGTAGCTAATTGGCAAGAGTATTCCGTTATCTTCTGGGTCTATTTCATATCCATACGGAATTGTTCTTGCTACACGTGGGATTGGAACCCATACGTTGTCTTCTTTTAAGTCTGTGGGCTGTGGTAACTTCCATGTACCTACTGATTTAGTCATTGTTTTCCTATACTACGTACCTTCTCTATCAATAATTTCACCTTTATTATTTCTCTTAACGCCGGGTATCCGTTCACGAGAAATAGGTGGTCCTTTCTTTGGCCCAAAAGTTTTACCGTTCATACGAATAGTTCTTCCATATTTTACAGCAAGTTTAGATGCTTCCCTTTGACGATTAGCATCTGTCATTGCTTTACTTTTTAACGCACGTAATTCTGATTCAAAAGTTATTTTAGGATTAGAAGGTTTACCCTTAGTTCTACTTGGTTTTCCTGTTATTGGATTAATCGCAGGTTTTGCAGGCTTAGCTTTTGCTTTTTTAGCTGCTGCCACTTGTTGGGGGCTGAGTACTAGTTTTTTCGTTGTATCTGCTTTTTTCTTTTCTGCTGCTGTTTTTGCTTTCTTTTTATTAGCAGCATCTGCTATCTTTTCAGCAGCTTTCTTTTTTAATTTTTCTTTTATTCTTTTTTTTGCAAGTGATGTAAGTATTCTCATTGGTTTATTCCTCTTCCTCTGTTGGATTCTTGGCTGGCATAAGCATTACACCGCCCTTAGCTTCTATCTGTACCTTTTCAGTTTTAACAAGGCCAGTACGATCTAGTAGTTCTTTAGCTGCTGCCATCTTATCACGAATACCCAACTCAGTTGGATCGTACAAAGCACCTACCATAGCCATTGCAGCTTTAGGTACATTACGTGCTAGGTAACTGTGCGTTACATCAATGATCTCTTCTTTTAAACTATTGGTAACTTCAAGGTTAGAAGTATTAGCAGAGTAACCCGCCATTATCTTAGCAGTAGAAATGTCTCCACCTGCTTCATCCATAAGGACTGCTAGAAACTTTTGTTGACGTTCTGTTAACGCACGTGCCATTATTATGTTTCCCTATACCATTAACTCAAAATGCGGAGCGTCAATAAAGGGTCTACGATTTTGTGATCTACGCTCATCAATGTAGCTGTTCATTGCGTCTTCCATAGACCCATCAAAGTGAGCTATATTTGGGACTGTCCAACTTGCGCCCCACCTAATAGGTACGTCTATTTCCCGTGCAGCTTCTGCCATTGCGTCAGCTATATCATCATACAGATTTAATTCCCATGAACCACGAGAACCAATGTAAGCCATTAAGTCTACCGCAAGACCGTCCAAGTGTTTGCTTTTCATAGTCTGGCTTGCGCCTTTTGAGACTAAGGCTTCTTGTTCTTTTGTAGTACGCATACCACAGATAACACCAAAGTCAATCTTACTTTTAAATATTGCGCTCTTAACTACTGCAACAAGACGTTGATCTAAACCTTCTAGTTTAACATGGCTACGTACACTTAATTTAAAACTCATTCTTTTGTTACCCCTGTATGTAAGCAAGCAATTGTGATACTAGTGTCTGTTATCATAATGCTTGCCCTTTGTTTAACTTGTTCACATATTGATCTACTTTCGTAGGAAGATATTTGAAAGTACTCTAATGGCATACCTGAAGTTAACTGCAACCAAACTAACGCCCACATTTCTTATTACTTTCGTGTTGCTAAAAGAAATTGTAGTTTAAGTTCCAACTCTTTTATTTGTAACTCTAACGCTCTAACTCGTTTAATACTTTCTGCTACTGCAGGTGGTGGTGACCACGCATCAATCCAGTTATCGTTCTCTTCTATTTCTTCCCAGTGGGTTAGTAGCTCTCGTTCAATAAAAGTTAGTCGTTCCATAATACCAAAGTAAGCCCACACAGATATTGCAGTGGCTGCTACCAAAGACAATAGGTTCTTTAGTGGAATAGTAAACTCAGAGCTTTCACTAACCTTAGTCATTACTTATTTCCAAAGAACTTAGATACAGACCGCATACCAATGCTGGCACTTACAATCCCACCTAAAGAATACTGATACCATGTAGGCATTACTTCCAGTGCAGTAAATCCTGCCTGTACAATTTGATTTCCCCAATCACCACAAAATGCCAGAATTAATGGGATACTAAAAAGTAAAGTAATCCACTCATCTTTCCAGCTATTCTGTGTAGCTCGTATTGCTTCTATGTCCCAATCAATCTCACCAGTAGCTTGCTTAACTTTAATCTCCGCATTAGCTTTCTGTACCGCTACCTTACCGTCTAGGTAAGTGCTGGCAAGACTACCGACTGCACCTAATAGTTGACCAATCATTCTAGTTTATCCTTAGTTACAGCTTTCTTAGCTAAGTTAGCTACACCCATAAAGACAGATACCACGCCAGCCACAGAAACAAAATAGATAGAAGCCATACTGCCAATGATCGCTGAAGCATTATCAAGACCAAGTGCGCTTGTAAAAACAACACCAAAAGGATATAGCAACATTCCCCATAAAGCGAACCAAGCCATCTTCCTAGTCTGATCCCTATGGGCGTCTTCATCTTCAATCCTTCGGCGTTTGTCTTCTAATAGTAATAAATCCCATTCATGCTTTTCAATAGAACCACTACCGTTATTGTCTGCTTCTTCAAAGGATGTCAATGTAGTTATGCCTTTCTAAAAAGTTTTGATGTAGCCGCTGCTTTCTTCGGTTGCTTAGAAAATTGCTTACCGGATGCAGTATCTTTTCTTTTCTTAGCACTACTGGCTGCATACGTTTTTGCATCCATAGCTTTAATAGCACTCGCAGGTAAATACCTTTCGCCTGTAGCACTAGCACCCTGTGTCGAAGGCTTACCACTTTTAGTTTTCCAATCTTGCTTTGTCCATCGACTAAGACTTTTTTGACTTTTTGATTTTGCCATCGGCTTTAGCCTTTGCTGTTTTACTTAAATCTTTATAGTGAAATAGCTTTACAGTTGTTTTACTATGTGTTTTACCTGTGTGTAAAGAACCATCAGGCATCTTGTGAGTACCACCAGTATGTTCTGTACCGTCTTTTTTATAGTGCTTTACGCCCTTCATTGCCTTTATCCTTTTGTTTTTTTAACTGTAGCTTTGCTTGCTTTGCAAGTCTAGCTATCTCAGTCTTACCCATAACTTTAGCACGTTGCTCTAGTACTGTCAAGATTTGAATCTTACGTGCATAGGATTTGTTTATTCGTTTAACTTTAGCTATAGTTTCTTTAGCTTCCTTTACAGTAGCAAACTTTATACTAACGGTATCTTTAGGATTCTCATCCGTATAAAGTCTTCTACCACTACCTTTAGGTTTTTTACCAGTACCAACTTTAGGGTCTTTAGCCATTAAGACTTATATCCCCCACCTTTAGCTTTATATTTTTTAGCAACCAATTGCGCTTTCCTTGCTGACCACTGGCCGGGGCGTCCACCTGAACTGCCAGCCTTAACGGATGCCACAAGAGACTTACGCATAGTAGGCTTAGTATAATTACCAGCCGCATTAACGGTAGACTTTGCCTTTGATTTCACCACGGGTAATTCCTATATCTATTAGGTCTTTGTCTGACATGTTCATAAGAATCCAGTAGTCTGCTCGTAGTTGCTGGTTCTTCTGAAATTTAATTAAAAAACGTTTAAACATGGTATAACTCCTCTATAGTACCAAGGATAGTTATACCATGTTTTATCTTACAGGACTACATACAAGATTGCAATCCCGCTATGCATAGTAGTTACTTCTTCTTAGCTGCAGGTTTTTTCTTAGCCATACCGCCATACATATAACCACTCTTCTTGCCCATACCGCCAGCCATCATTTTAGCTGCAGGTTTCTTTTTAGTCATTCCCCCAGCCATCATTTTGCCAACACCGTCAGCAGCAAAAGCAGGAATTTTCTTACCGTCTTTTTTAACCATAGGCATACCACCTCTAGCAGCAGCCATAGTTTTAGACTTAGTTTTTGGTTTAGATTTTGGTTTTGTTGACTTAGTTAATAACTCACGAAGAGGTAGACCTAATTTGTCAGCTTCTTTTTTCATGGCCTTTAGCCATGCTGGGTCTGCTTTAGACATTGTATATTCCTTTTGTTTATCTTATGATAGTACTACACGTACTAATGTACTTGTGCTGCTACCTCGTCTATAGTTTAAGATAGTAGCATTGCCTATAGCTTTAGGTACTACAAGAGAATGTACACCAGCAGGAAGCATAATATCACTATCAGTAATATCAGCTTCCGCTACGCCAAACCCAATGTCTAAAGCGTGACTTGTTTCAATAAGCACCATCTTAGCGTCAGTGCAAACTACGTGTGTAGTAGCAGTATCACCTAGAGTGACTGCATCTTCTACAGCCCACCCTAAGTGTTCTCCTACTAATGCTGCTTGATCAACCATTGGTTATTCCCCCTTAATGTACTGAGTATTCTAACTCAACAGTAAACCGACCTGCAGTACCATCTGCGTTCATAGTGGTAGTAGCAAATACATACAGATTATCGTGT